TACAGATGAGATAGTGAACATCGCGGACGAGGTCGTGGGCTCTCTATCAGACCTCACCACCGCTTTTGATAACCTCGCTGCGGGTGATTCCGTCTACGTCGGCCAGCCCGAAACGCCGTATCTGCTTGACCAATGGCTCGACATCGATGTCTCGAACGTCACGGTGATTTTCGAAAGTCCGTTCGCGGAGGACGGCAACCCGATCATTCAAGTCGCGGATGGGGCCGATGTCGGGGGGATTCGGATCGGCCACAACGCAACGGTCTCGGACGTCCGCATCGAGCGGTTCGGCTTTAACGGTAACTACGAGAACCAGTCGCCATCGATCAACCACAAGGACGCAATCCGCGTTCATGATGCCTTTCGCGTCGTCCTCGACGGCGGCTACATCATGGACACGGGGCCGCACGATCAGCACGGATCGGGTGGGGACGGGATCAGCATCCTCCACACGGCGTCGAAGGTCATCGCTCGCGGCTTCGAGATCGAGAACGCTGGCGACCGTGCAATCGAGGTCGCGGGCCAGCAGTTCGCCATCTACGACAATCGCATCTACAACAGCTACGACCGCCCGATCAGCCTCCAGACACAGTCCGAACCGCCCGACGGCAACGACTACGTCGCCCAGTACGGCTACGTCGGACGCAACTTCATTGGCGATACGGTGACGGGCTCAGGTATTGCCCACAACAACGGGACAGGCGACCCGCTGAGGTCAGTCACGATAGCAGACAACGTGTTTTTCGGCGCACACAACCGCGGGATTCGGCTGCGTGGGCTCGGATACGGTGTCTCAATCACGGGCAACACACTAATCAAGGAGTCGGGAACGGACGACGGCGCTGCGGGCATCCTCCTCGACGGCGACCTGCGCGAGTCGGTCGTGACGGGTAACACCGTCCGCAACTACTACGGCAGCGGGATCGAAATCGACGGCGGCCAGAACGTTCGGATCGCTGCAAACACCGTCGCGGGCGTGTCTGGCGACGGGATTCGCGACACGGGCAACGGCAAACAACTCAGTTTCTCGGGGAACACGGTCAAGAACGCTGGTGGCGACGGGATGTACGTCGGGAGCGGCTTCACCACCGTCAACGGCAACTGGATCGAAGGATCGGGGAATCGCGGGCTGGTGTCGGCACAGGCGGCCAACCCCAAACTCATCGGCTTCAATACCGTCGGGTCGTCCACTGGTGGGACGGAGATACGCCTTGAGAGTTCAAGCGAGTTGGTTATCGGCAACCAGATTCCGTTTCGCGACTCGAACGTGTTTGTCGAGGGATCGAACGCGGGCAAAAACCTCTACGTCGGCAATCGCGGGCCGAACGCCCTCTCGAACATGTGGGCAAGTATGTCCTCAACGTCGTGGGGTTACGCCAACTATCCCGCGCTGTTCACTGACGAGGGCAGCGTCACACTCACGACGGGGGCGACACCCGCTGCCCGCATCAACGGCGTCGACGGGACCGAGGGGATCAAGCCCACAGCCGTGGTTACGCCCGATCCAGGCAGCAGCCAGCCCGCCGCGGATTACTCCTGGGACAGTTACCTGGAGTGGGACGACTCGACGGGCAGCTGGGACCTCGTCGTCGAGTGGCGGACCGACCCAGGCAGCAACGTCTCGGCGCTGTACGAAGTGACCCGCGAGCCGACCAGTCGGGCGATCAAGGGCCTGTAAGGTTCGCGGACTCGACCTAACAGTTAATTCAGTAGAAATACCATGAACAAGGAAGCCCTCCAAAAATTCGCTAATATGCTCGATGCGGATACCGAGCAGGTACTACCCGCTCGTCTCGCGGAGCCTCACGCAGTCCAAGGCGCGTATTTCCGACATCCAAGACCTGATCGACCACGCGAAAATCGAAATTCCAACTGAGACAACCAACAAGGACCGGATTGTTCTCTGGAACGATTCCGCGTTCGAGGCGTTCTCGTCTGAGAGCGACACCTCACGTGGTCGAGATTCGGCGCGCGCGGTGCTCATGGACGAAATGGCGTTCATGGAGAACGAACAGGAAGCGCACCGCGCCTTTGGTGCATTTCTTGCGCTCGGTGAAAACCGGAAGATGGTGCAGGTATCGACGCCGAACACCAAAAATGACCTGTTCATGCAACAGCACCGTTCGGGTTCCCGGCAGGGCGACGATGGGATTATCTCGATCCGGCAGCCAACGTTCGAGAATGCCGACGAGATCGACGTACATACGCCGCTGACGGAACAGGATGTCACGCCCGTGCGTCCTGAGATAAACGTACAGCAGCTCGAAACGCAGCGCAAATCGGACCCAGAGGGTTTTGGACAAGAGTTCCTCTGTCGGCCCGTCGTTGACGAATATCGCTTCTTTGACGAAGATACGATCCGGAACGCGCAAGCAAAACCGGACGAAACGGGGCTTGGCGTGCCCAAAGAACACGGAATAAAACGTGTTTTGGGCGTTGACATCGGGATTAACCGCGACGATACGGTTATTTCCGTGATGGACCACTATTCGGGCACGCAGCGCATCCAGCGGGCCTGCATCGTCGCTGACGACGATATACTCCGGGAAGCGGGCGTTCGTGACCCGGATCGCGCCAATGCGAATCACATTGCGATGCTAATCGCCTACGTTCGCAACCAGATGGATGCCGATCTGGTTGTGATGGACAAAGGTGGCGCGGGCGAGACATTCCAGCGTATCACGGAACGGAAGCTCGGGCGCGGTGTTGTGCCCTTCGACTTTTCGGCGAAGGAAGATGTGGCCGATATGTTCGGCGACATGAACATCGCGTTGCACGAAAACGACGTGTCGTTGGTTGACGACAATAGATTGTTCGATGAACTGGCGGCGATTGTCAAAGAGAAGCGCGACGAGTACGCACGCCCGAAGTTTTCCGGCAAGGACAACTCCGAATCCGGGAAAGACGACATGGCGATGGCGACCGTGCTCTCCGCGTTCCCGCCTAACGTCAAGTCAGATGCCGCATCGTCGGTGTCTCGCAAGGACGAAGAGTACCACACTGATGTTGTAAACGAACCCTCGCGGAAAGAAGACGGTGTTGACGGCGAATATAACCCGTCACACGGCGCAACATCGGTGTCACGGAACTCTGGTTGAAACGTCTTCGTTCGAGAAAGAGCTCAGCAATTGGGTGTGGCACGCGCTGGTTGACGGGACAGGCTTCCTCGAACTCGTCGTTGAGAACGAGACCTTCCGCCCGAAGACGCTGCCGACGGAAGACATGGAGATTCAGACCGACGAGTTCGGGAATATCACTGAATTCATCCAGAAGCCCCCGTCGGGCGACGACATTACGTTCGAGCCGCACGAAATTGCGATTCTCCGATTCCACCGACACCCGGATGAAGACTTTGGCCGGAGCCTGATCGAGCAAGTCGAGGAACAGGCGAATATCCTCCGCGACATGGAGATCGACACGGCCCGCTTCATCGCGACGAAGGCGTATCCCCCGATCCTGTGGAAGTGTGGGACGGAAGAGCGACCGTGGACCCAACAGGAAGTTGACGACTGGCTTGAAGAGATCGACTCGATTGAGCCGTCGAGCCAGCTTGCTGTTGGCCACGACGTTGATTACGAGGCCGTTGGGGTCACGTCAACGTCGAGCTCAGCGGGCGCGCTCCGACTGGAACCCACCTTCAAGCACTTGATGCAGCGGATCGCGACTGGGCTTGGCGTCCCGTCTGATTTACTCAATACTGACACGCTTTCGGGGAGCGAACTGTCGAGGCAGCTGCCAAACGCCTCGGCATCGATCCGGAGACGGAGCTTCCTGAATTCGTCCGTGACCTTGACAACGAACAACAGCTTATTGTCCTGCGTGAGCTCGCTGGCAACGGTGACAATATCCAGAATCCCGATGGCGGCGCACCGACAAACACTGGCGGTGGCACGCAGTCTGCTGGCCGCGAAGTGGAAACTCGCGAGAACCCGGATGAAGACAATTCCGACCCCCGCGACAGGCCGCAGCAGTCGGCAACGCAGGAGTGATCTTTCATGGACGAACAGGAAATGGAAAAAATTCTGTATCAACTTGATGAACGGACAAAGCGTGTAGACGAAAGTATTGACCGCATCGAGGAGAAAGCACAGAAGAATTCAAAAGAGATTGACAAACTCCAAGATAAAGTCAGCCGGAACAGTACGATTCTCGGTGGGATTGGGACTGCCGCCACCGGAGTGATACTCTGGGTGTCCGATAAAGTATCGAGGTTTATGTAATATGGACGACCAATTCGCAGCCGACCCCCCGGAGTGGGAACCCGGCCAGATTGTTGAGTGGCGAGCCCTTGAAGGAACTGGACGCATCGTGCACGTGCCCGAAGATCAGAACATCCTCATGGTCGAAGTGTTGGAGCAAACCGACGACGGATGGGAAGAGACGGGCCACACGCTCACAGCTGGCTACTCCGATGTTATCCACAAAAATAACGACCCACAGATGGGACGTGACCAATCGAGGTATAGTGATACAGTGAAACTACATAATACAACTGAAGACGACTTTGACGGCGCGTTCGGTGTCAACATCGAGTTCTCGCAGCTTCCTGAGTCGGCCATCTCTGATGGATTCAACCGACACGGGGTCCGTGAGAACGATGATGGCTCTATCGACGTGCGGTTTAACGTCATGGAACCGGGCGTCCGAAAGGGCGTCGAGATTACGCCGGAGTTCTTGCGGTCGGTTGCATCTTACGACTACGGGACGCTCCCGTTGCAACTTGACCACTCGGACAGTCAGCGTGCGAACGTTGGCTATATCGAGCCCAGCAATATCAAGTTTGCCGGTGACGGCACGTTGCGGGCTCAGGCACACATCCCCGACACGGGGTCTGATATTCGTGACGATGTAATTGCTGACTTCACGCACGAACCGCCGCAGATCACCGATATTTCCATCGGCTTCGATCCGCGGTCGCTTGAGGTTGAAAAGCCCGCAAAGCGCGACGGCACACCGAAGTTCGTGGATGGCCGCATCCGCGAGTTCTCCTTGACGCCGTTCCCGGCAGGATACGACAATGGTGGTCTCACACCTGAGTTTAGTTCTGCTGTGGAAGACCTGCAGTTTACGGAGGAATCTGACGACGCCGAAAGTCAGCTTCTCTCTCGACCACACAACGTAATTCGAAAGTAATCATGACTGAGTTTACAGAACTGGATCTTGCGAAAGACCCGGACGACATGGACGCCGAGGAAGCGAAGGCGACCCTTGGCGAGTTCATGGACGCACACAAACAGAATCGCGACGCATATGACTCGGTTCAGTCTGAGCTGCAAGAGACTGAGGCCGAGTATAAAGAACAGCTTGAGGCCAAAGACGAGAAGCTTGCTGAGTTCCGCGAGAAGCGGGCGCAGGAAGCCGCCGAACACGTCGAGATGCCTGCCAGCCTGCTCGCTGATCGGTTCTCGATTGACGAGATCGAGCAGATTATTGGCGAGGCTGAAGAGTCGGCTGAGTATTCGGAGGAGCCGGAAGGCGACGACGAGGAAGAGGCTGACGACAAGCTGACGACGTTCTCGGAGAAGCCTGCGAAGGGCCGACAGGAGAGTTCCGGTGGCAGCTCCTATTCCCGGGATCGTGCAGAAGAGAAAATCAAGGGCCACTGGTAATTAGGTGATTTCATATGGTGAATGTTAAAATTGCGACTTCGGCAGAACAGCCGATCCACAGTGACGGCGCTGTGTCCACAGTGACCGGCGAAGAGGGCGATCTGGTCGGTCTTGACGGCAATGGCGAACTGGTTGCCGCTGACGCCGCGACCGGGAGCGCCCAGCCGGCTGTTGGACTGCTTGCGACGCCCGTTGAAGACCCCTCGAATTATCCGAGTGGGCAGTTCGAGTATGCGGCCAAGACCGCAGAAGCGAACCGCGCGGCCATCAACGATCACAAGGTTGGCTACGTGCGTTACGGCGTCGAGATTGTGAACAAAGACGAAGACTGGGGCTTCACGCCCGGCGAACCCGTCTACCTCGCGGAAGGTGGCGGCTTCACACAGACGAAACCCTCGGATGCTGGCGATCTTGTCCAGTGCCTCGGGTACGCCATCGACGCTGAGAGCGTCATGTTTGAAGTGAACCCCGACTACACTACGGTGTAAAACAATGGCAGGACCTGAACTTAAGACGAAGGACGACGTTCCGCTGTACGAACTGGGCGACGCTGCGATGGAGATGCTCGAAGTCTTCAACGAGGAGGCTTCGATGGGCTTCATCGACAACGTGTCCTCGGAAGTGTCCTCGCGCACGTTCCTTGCCCGCACGGGCGACATGACGTGGGACGAGGTGGCGGAGCTGGAACACGCTCGTACCGGATCGATTGAAGACTACCAGATGGCCTTCAGCGTGGACACCTACGCGAAGAGCCTTGGTTTCAGCCGCGAATACATCGAGGATACCACCTCGGAGCTTATCGAGGACCACCTCGCCGAGCTTATTGCTGGCGGCCGGCAGAAGATGTTCGACGTGACGTTCGATGTCATGAAGAACGGGATTGCCGACGGCAGCCAGCTCTGGTATTCGCCTGAAGACCACGGTGCGTACAGTTTCACTGACACGCACAACCACACGTACACCGGACTGAACAACAACGCCTCGGACACGAGCAAGGTGCTGTTCAACGACAGCTCTGCTCACACGCCGACCGAAATCGTTCGGGAACTCTCCGGCGAACTGACCCATCACGGCTACCAGCCTGACATGGCGATGGTCCCGCAGGAGTTCGCGGATCTGTTCATCGAAGAGCGGAGCTCGGGGCACGGCGCGAACTACTACACGCCGCAGGCCGAGAATCTGCTCGACACCCAGTACAACGACGGCGACCGCATCCCGGTCCAGCCGAACGGTGTCACGATTATGCAGAGCGCGTGGCTGAAGCCTGATGGGAACGGCGACTACCCGATCTACATGTACGACAGCTCGCAGAACCCCGTCAAGCGTAACACTGTCCGTCCGATGGAGATTACGGACAATAGTGGTGCGCCTGTCGGTGGCGCGGGCGGCTTCCGTGGCGACCCCGGCGCGCTGCTCGGCACCTACGGCACGATGCGGTTCGGGACGAAGTTCGACGACCCGCTTGCCGGGACCAAGATTGGAGCGGTTGACCCCGCTGACGTGACCACTTCGTAAGCAACGCTTGTGAACCAGAATGGCTACTAACGACACACAACTGATTGAAGAGGCTCGTGCGATAACAGACTACGATGCTGGCCTCATTGACGGCGCAACCTTCCAAACTCTTCTTGAAATTGGGAAAGAAGAGTTGAGGGACGAATTCTCTGATGAATTTGTCGGATTTTACAACGGGAACACCGCTGCCGACCGTGCCCTCTTCTGGTTCACGTGCATTGCTGCGAAGGTTCGCGCAGGTGAAATTGCTGGCATCAACCTGACTGTTGGGAGTATCCGCGCGACCTCCTACAGTAATTCCAAGTTCGACTTCTGGTTCAAGAACTTCGAAGAGAAGCTCAAAAAAGCGAGCGGCGGCCAGCCATCTCGGAAGCAGAATCTAAGTCGTGACAACCGAAGCTACGGTGACAACGCATGACGGACATCCTCTTTCCGGGCAAAGCGACGCTCACGGAGATGGTGTTCAAGCGAACCGGCAGTCCGGTCGAAATTCACCGTGCTGACGGGAACGCGACCGAGAACAAATACGGCAAGATCAGCGACACGGACCAGTCCTACAGCAAAGTCGCCGAAGAGTACGCCAAGCGGATATATGGCTCGTACGGCGAGCGTTCCCGAGAGGGTACTGTTGAGGGTGGTCGTGTAAGCGAAGAAAACGCTCGCGTTGCCATGTCATTTGATACGGTAGCGCAGGTTGACGATCACGTTATCTTCCCTGACGGAAGTGAATACGAGCTCGATTCCCGCGTTGCGTATGGCAGCGAAGGCCCGCCACTCGAAGCTCTGATCCCGTGGGTGCGAACGCACCTGTATTACTGGGAAGCACCCGGCGATAACGACGGGACTGGGATTGCTATCATGACTGACGGGTCCGGTATCGATGGGCCGCCTGACCCGCCGTACACGGTAAGCATTGACACAGATCGTGAGATTACGAATATTGACGCCAACTTCGTCTCTGATGGTGGTGGTGTCAATCACGAAACGTTCGCCAAGATCGAATACGCTGGTGGGGGCGCTGCGTTCGCGAAACTCCCGGAACTCGGTCGGTTGTCCTCTGATTATGACGCCGTGCGGAACGAAGTGATGTTCACACGGATGCAGGGGACGATGGACTGGGAGCTCGGCCCTGAAGCGCGATGGGGCTCCGTGAGCATCGGCGGTGATACATACGAAGGCCTGCTTCAAGGGTTTGTCGAAGACAAGAAACGTCTGAAGACTGCCTTCCAAGACGGTGATTTCACAAAGTCCGAGTTCCTGACAGAATACCAAGACAAGCTTGCTCAGGGGTTTCTCTTTCACCTGTTGCTCGACAACTCGGACTTCCACGAGAACAACGCGCTGATCGGTGACGATGGAACGCTGCACTTGATCGACAATGGTGGCGACCGTCTCACCGGCAACGCCTTTGATCTCCGTGGAATTCCGATTGGGAGTGAGCCCGCGTTCATGAGCCAAGAGCTACAGGACGAGCTCAACGATCTGATGGACAGACAGATAGAGCTCGCCGACGATCTTGCTGAGCGTGCTGACGATATTCTCGAAAACTTCCGCGACGTACAAGGCGAAGATCATTATCTGATTGAGCGCGCGGAGTTCCTGTTAGAGAACGACGCAGAACAGCTCAAAATATATATTGAGAACTATCGTGACCAGATGAACGACAAACTCAATGGTGAAACAGAAGAGCTTGTACCTCGCGTCAGTGAGTTGTCCGGCGAAACATCTGTGCAGGACGCCGAGCTCAGTGAGATGCAAGATGAAGGCGGCATCGTCGGCGACATCGCTGAAGAGTTCGCCGCGCTACGCGAAGGCCAAGAGATTAAGAACGAAATTGACGACACGTCTGACGAGTTCCTGCCATGACAACGACACTAACTGTCTGGCGACCAGAACGTCTCTCCGCCCGAGGTGATCCTGAATTGGAACACCGACAGGCTTCCGATTGCCAATGGTCACAGCCCGTTCGGTGGGTACGTCTACGATGATGCTGACAACAAAGTCGGCATCGAGTACCACACCTACTGGCGGTTCGAGGCAGACATCCAGCTCCGCTACTACAGCGAAGGTGCACGCGACAGCAACATGGACACAATCCAGATGCACTTTGTTCCCTACGAGGCGAATGCGTCCGACTTTAATTCGGACACTCGCGCGTGGGAAGTCGGTGCCTCTGGGCCGCGAAGCCAGCCAGTGCGCGAACCGGATTGGTACAGCGTTGGTGTGTTAGTAACGTTCGAGTTCCTGAAGCGTGAGGAAGTCACAGGACAGACTCGACTGCAGCAGATTAACACCGACGTTGATATTGACGATACATTGCAGAACACATCCTCACAAACGAAATAATTATATATGGTTACAATTGGAAGTGACACCCAGCCGGGCACGATTCTGACTATCGAGAGTGCTACGTCTGTCGGCGCGAATATTGGCGCACCCGGTGTGCCGCTGCTCGTCGGACAGGCTGACCTCGATAATGGATCTGCCAGTGCTAATACAGCCAAGCGGATTACGCGCCCGAAGCAGGCGCGCACCGAATTTGGCTCGCCCGATAATAGTCTGCTTACGCAGGCGATTCAGGACGCGCTCGTTG